CTTCGAGCTGGGCTTGCCGGGCGGCGTCGGCGCTGTTCTGCAGCGCTTGGATTTCGGTGTAGTCCATTGTGATCCTTACAGGTTAGCTTTGATGGCCTCGGCCACAGCGATGGCGGCGTCGGAAGATTTGAACCAGATAGGGTCCTGATTCTTGGGGCTTATGACACCCACGTCGTACTTGCCGTTGGCATCGGGGCCTCCCACTTTGTCGCGGTACACCAGCACCACAGGGTACAGGCCCCCGGCACTGTGCGCTTGCACGCTGGAGCCATCGGGCAGGTGCCCTTGGTACACGGCGGTACTGGCGCTGCCTGTTTCGGCAGTGGGTACGGGGTAGTCCTGTCCCGCGATGGCAGCGCGGAACTTGGACGAGTCCCAGGGGCCAGTGTACCCACCAGTAGCTCGCGGCCCGTCAACCAGAACCAGATCATTGAAGCCGCGGCGCTCCGCGAAGGCGGTGTGGACAGTGAACACTGTCGTTTCATGGCCGGTGAATGTGCCAAAGCACCAGGAGTCTTTACGCACAACCTTGTCGCCAACTTTGAATGGGTTGCTCATAGGTACGGGACCTCCATGCCCTTGGTCAAGAAAAAGTGAACGATGCCGCGGCCACTGAGGCGCCGGATCAGAACAGTGTGCTCGCCCTCGCGGTGCAGCGCACGCGCCGTGGCATTGAGTAGGTCCACGAAGTTCAAGTTGATGCGCGGCGAATAGTCGTCCACGATGAACGTGTGCTGCCCCACGTTCTCATTGATGCGCTCCCCCGTTTCCGGGTGTAGCCAAGAGCCGACGCCCACCACCAGGGTAGAGCCGCCCGCGGCCTGACACAGGTGGAACAGCTCGTCAGCTATCTTGTAGCCCACACCGGTGGGCACGGTCAGTTGGTACTCGGTCACGTCCTCTCCTTTCCGTAGCGGTCCTGCTGCTGGCGCCGGGCCAGCCAGCTCTGGACGTAGTTGATGAGGTCCCGGGGCACGCCCCCACCAGAGGCGGCCAGCGTGAGGATAGTGTTGCAGGCGCGCTTCACCTGCGGCGGCGGGTCCAGAGCTTCAAACTGCTGCTGCAGGTCCATCGCCTTCGCAATTGTGATGCCGGTCATCAGTATCTCCAGCCGCAGCGGCGTGCGGCCTCGCGGCGCCTCATGACTTCGCCAGTGGTATCGCGGCAGTCCAGGGCATCCCGGATGTAATCGTAGCCGGGGCACGCAGCCAGGAACTCCGTTGCGTGCTGGTGCGAGAGCCCGGCGTCGTTGCGCAGCCGCATGTACAGCTCATCGCGGGCCAGTAGCGGGGGCGCCAGATCGAAACGACGGCCCGCCCACTCACCAAGACCGCCCAGCAGGCTTATCCACCCGGCTTCCGTGACGGCCCCCACTACCAGCACCGAGTCTCCACAGGCCCACGCACCGAGGTTGCGGTATTCCGGCTTCCGCTGTACGCGGTCGCCCACTTTGAACTTCATCATGTGTCCTCCAGGCGCCACAGCGGCGCAGGTTGCGTTAAAACGGCCTCTCCCATACCTGGGTAGCGGCAGAGCACGAAACGCTCTCCAAGGCCCGCATTTTACGGGCTATGGGCAGGGTTCAGTGTCACCAGAAGAACTCACCGCAGCACGGGCATCGGGGGTCAGTGCGCGGCAGCTGGGTCTCCCAGCGATGGCGGCATACGCAGCAAAACCAATTGGTCATAAGCGCCTCACATGCTGTAGGTGATCTTGCGATAGACGGCCAGGAGGTCGGCCTTTGTGTACCGGTGCACCTTCCCGTCGGGTAAGTACACATCGGCGTTGGTGACGCCCGCTTCCAGCCACCTGCGGGCCTCGACGAGCGCCCCCAAATCGGCCGGGCCCTCGGCGTAGATGGATACGGTCTGGGTGGTCATTGCAGGTACTCCCCGCGCTCCACGCACAGCTCGCGCTTGATGACCACTTGGTACTGCCCGACGTGGCACAGGGCCTGCTCGGGTACTTCCAGGGTGACGAAGCGGAAGCCCTGCTCTCGCAGCAGCGGGCGGACCCAGGCAGGAAACCACGATTCCAGCCGATCAGGCAGCGCCGCACAGACTTCGTCGTCGCGGATGTAGTAGCGGCCATCGGCGTAGGGCGTTGGTAGGTCGTGCCACAGGCAGGACGCATCATCATCATCATCCCCGGATGGGTGCTCGATGTTTTGCAGCCCGTAAAGCGTGCGGAGGCCCTCCGGGTGCTCGCAGCGGATGACCTGCATCATTTCCGCACCTCATCAACAAAGTGAATCAGGGCAGCGACGCCGCCGCACACCGCGAGGAAGCCCACGCAGTAGATGGCGACACGCATGAGAACGGGGTCGTCAAACATGGTTACTCCAATCCGTGAATCAGGTAATGCTGCACCAGATGCGCGACAAGTGGAATCTGGCGGCGGTCAAAGTCGGGATTCCATCCGGCCTGCCTGGAGCTGAGCTTGACGCACTCACTGACGGTAAGCCCGTCGCCAAAATCGGTCGTGGTGCTGTACGGCCCAAACACAGAGCCCCCTTCGTACAGCGCCGCACTGTCCCAGCAGTACGTGGCGCCGCAGTAGCGAAAACGCACGGCCAGATGCGACCGAGACAGCCCGTTGCGGTCCCAATCCTTGCAGCTCCCGGGGCGGGTTATGTTGCCGCGCACCACAGCGGCGGGCTCCTGATTCCAACCGCCCACCGGCGTCACAACTTCGCACAGCACGTCAAGAGCCTGAAGCGCCCTGCCGACCTTACCAGCGATCACGCCGCAGCCGCCGTAGTTGGGACTGTCGATGTGCTCGGTTATGGCGACGCCCAGATTCTCCAAACGTCGCCGGAGGTCGTCGATTCCTTTGAGTTTTTGCATGGTTACTCCTATGAGCAGAGCACGGCGCTCTCACGAGGTCCCGGTGCACCCAGAACCAAGTGGCAGCGTCCTGCCCGGCTTGTCACGCCCCGTGCTTAGGTGCGCTCCCGGCGGTGCCGGATTGGAGACAAGACGACGTTACCTACGACGGGTCCATGCACTGGTGACGCGCCAGCCCTTTAACGTGATAAGGGTACGGTCCACTTTGTACGGCGTGGATGATACCGAGAGTGCCCTGCCATCCTCTGGCGTGCTCACTTAGGCCCAGCGTTGTCCCCCGCTGGGTTGCTTTCAAGCGCTCTCCAAGGCCCTCCGAAGAGGGCTATGGGCAGGGCTTAGATGGCAGGTGACTTCCAGAAGTGAAAGGCTTGTTTGTTGACCGGCGCCACGAATCCGAAATCATCGACCACACCAAGGCCGACGTAAACGTCGCCGTGGAATATGGCCCATACGTTGTCGTGCAGGGCCGTAGCTGGTTGCAGCCAAGTCATGTTAACTCCTTCGTAAAACATCCAGACAAACCCCGGCCCGCGAGGTTTGTGCTTGAGGCTTTACAGCGTGGCGGCGCCGACGGCCTTTTCGGCGTCAGCGGCCTTGGCCTTGAGGCCAGGCTTCGTGGGCACGTCGGACTCAGGGATGCCCACGGCCTTCGCCATCGCCTTGAGCGTGGCTTGATCGGGCATGTGCTCGACCTTGGTGCTGCGCTCGATGTGGCGCAGCATGGCCTTGAAGGCTTTCTGCACGTCGAACACATCGTCGATGGCTTTGTCCTTCTTGAGGTCGTACCAATGCGTGGCCGTGGCCTTCGCAAGGTTCTCAGCGGTCATCATGGGCACACGATCGGCGTCGTGTACGAAAGGCTGGTCGGCCTTCGTTTCCTTGTTCGTATTGACCTTGACGGCCACGAACTTGAGCATCCAGTCGGCGAGCGCCAGCCCGCGGCTGCCCTTCGGCAGTGCGAGGAACAGGCGGTTCACCAGCCCGGTGTCCTTGTGCTCCATGTAGTGCGTCAGCACGTCCACAGCCGTCGAATGGATGGCGGCGTCGAGCTTGGCACCTGCCGTCTTGATGGCGGTGATCTGCTTGGCGATCTGGGCGGAAGTTTTCATGATTGCATCCTATGGTTGACCTGCGGAATGCAGGCTAGACTACCCGTAAGCATTCACGTTGAAGTGCCCGGTCCTTTGGTGTACATCTGGCGAGGTGGTAGCGGGTTACCGACGATCTTATCCCGGAGGATTCACGTCGCAGAGCCTGCCCCTGTGTCTGTTCAATGTAGACCAAAGCCCGAAGGCCAACAAACTTACAGATAGTCTAGACTGCATTCATGCAGTCTGTATGTGAGCGAGACATTCCTCATGCCCCATCGTGTGTAGCCCGTTCCTGCTCACTGCGGCCCTTCCCCTTATGATCGGGTACTCCGGCGACATTGCCTGTACTAAGGTATGGTCGTGCACAGATGCCCCTACCGGCGCCACCTGTGAACTGACATAAACACGTCCAGAGCCCACTACCTCAGAGCCACACGTAAACCCACACCAAAGCGCCGCAAGCGGTCTTACCCATGATGTAGTGGTGTGGTCTTCAATAGCGACCGAGACAACCTGAAAACTCAGGCTTAGCGCAGACTGCGGGTTACGCAGCTGTAATAACGCGCCGTATCTAGTCGTGATCCACGTCACATACAATTTGCCTCCACTCGCAGTCTAGGGGAAGCACCCCTAAGTCGGTCAAAGCGGCGTCTGATTGCAAAGCCCGCCACATGGCGCAGTTACCCGCACCACATGGTAAACCATGTGATCCGCCCAAGGTATCGTTGACGAGTCTACCCTTGGACTTTAGATGCACCTACCCATCACGGGCTATGGTGCACCCTTGAGCTGCAGCGATATGCAGCGATCTATCTCATAGCCTACAGTGTATCACACTGCGGGCCCATTGTCAACCGTCTGTGTTGATACGGCATTATCCGATTCCCCACAATCTGCATTGACTTACTAACTGAGCCTACAGTGTATCACACCTTGGCCGCACTGTCAATCCCTAGCGGGTAACATACCCGGGACTGTCATCCAGTGCGGCATGTAATCCAATACCTGTTTACCCGTACTGTTTGAACCAGTGAGCCTACAGTGTATCACACTGTTTGCCTATCTGTCAACCCTTGCGGTGTGCACTGTCACCAGTCACCCGGTGTCACTATTGTGGTCCCGGGCTATCCACATTGTCTAGCTCCGGGTTTCCATGCACTTATTCCGTCTGGGGCATCCAGTATAGCACAGTGTCTGCACCATCTGTCAACCCTAGGGTCCTGCAGTGTTGCCGCTGCAGAGCCTGCAGTATAGCACAGTGATGCTTACATGATCCTTACAGTCTGGTCCTGTCTGGGTTCCCTTGGGGTTCCTTGTGGCTTGCCCCGGGATAGATGCAGCATGGCGCCCACCTATCCCCCGGGATTCGCATTCAACGGCCTGAAGCCGTGCCCCGGTATGGTTCTTCATTATACGTACCGGGTTCTCCCAGGGCAAAAAGATACAGATCAGCCCCGCACACGGCCACACCCAGCGCGCCCCCGCACAGAAGCCCGCACAAGCCCCGAACAGGCCCCGGGGCTACCTACCCCAGGGCCAGCCCATGAAAGCCCGCCACAGGCCCGCCAGAGCCCTCCCAGAGGCAGCAGACAGGCACGCGGCCGGGCACACTCACGCGCACGGTCCGCCCGCGTTGACGCGCGTGGTACGCGGGTGCGCGCGCAGGCCCCACGGGGGAGCGGGGGTGGAGAGAAGATGGAGCCCTCCCCTCGCTTATGCTACCCAATTTTAGGCCGGGGCCTTGAGCTTACTCACGACGTTAGCCGTAAAGAACCCACCGACCAGCGCCACAGCGACAACACTGTAGACTCCTGGGTCGATATTGCCGCAGAACACGAGCAGGCTCTTGCTCAGTGTTCCAAGCAGGCTCTTGCTCAGTGTTCCAAGCAGGAACGCAATCAGCTTCCGCTTACCGATCATTGCACGACATCCGACAAGGCGACACGCACGGTAACGCTACCGGCCGTGCCAGCAGTACGCCGCACGCGGAACTCGGTGTAGCCGCAGACGGGCACCCACCAACCAAAGGCGGGTAGGGCGGAGATAGCCGCAGTGGCAGCGAGGCGGGTAGCGTAGTTGGTCGTGTTGGTTGGCATCAGGTTAAGGGTGAGCCAGGGATCGGCGGGACCGATGCGCCCCTCGGCGACCAGAGTGATCCCAGCTGCGGCAGCGGCTGCAATGGGGGCGATCAGGACGGAGGCGGCATCCCCTACCGAGAGGGTCGGGGTGGTGTCGCCGTTGACGGCCAGGATGGTGCCCACGCCAGAGGCGGCGCTGGCGTTGGCGGTGGCAAAGGAGCGACGGCTCATTGGTACACTTTCTCGGCCCACTCGCGGAGGGCGCGCTTGTCGATGTTGCACGCCTCGACCGCGGCCTCGTAGGCACGCAGGAGGCGCAGGAGGTCGCCGTTCGTGGCGACAGGTAGGTCAGGGTGCGGGCAGTCCTGCAGGAGCGTCTGCGGGGGCGCCAGGGCCGTCAGCTGGGGTGCGCTGGCGCAGCCAGTCAGCAACGCCAGGAGGCACAGGCTGGTCAGCCCAAGTGCGGTTGTCTTGGAGAACACGGTCGAGGTCCTTCTGGCGCTGGGCCTGCTGGCGCTGCAGCTTCCGCAGCTGCTGGTCGCGGTCGGTGATGATGGCCTCAGCCAGCTGGTGAGCAAACCGGGCGGTGTCCCGCTCAGCCGTCACAAGCTGGATGTCGGCTTGGAGGGCGGCGATGCGCCCGGATTGGGCCCAGGCAAAGAGCCCCAGGGCCAAGGCCACGGCAGCAAGGGCGGCGGTCAGGTACTTGGTCATCTGCGCTTTCGGGTCAGGTACTTGGCGAGGTCCGGGTTGTCGTGCAGCACGCCCAGCAGGCCGGTAGCCAAGGCCGTGACGTACCGCTCCTCGGCGGCGGTGTAGGGGCGCCCCTGCTGACGCAAGACGGCGTGCATGACCTCGTGCAGCACGGTATCCTGCTCGTTGCGCAGGGTCTGACCGGGATGCACGAGGATCGTGTGGGTGGCTGGGTCGGAGTAGCCGACTGCCTCAATTGCTGTGAGGTCCTGCTCAAGGACAGCCCAGGGACAGCCGGCCACGTTCACTTCGGCAGGTCGCGCAGACACAGAGTGGCCTCCTCGGTGCGCCGCGCCTCCAGGCCGCGCAGCTTCTTGCCCCCAGCGTACACCCAGCGCAGCATCTGGCGACACGCGCCAGCACGGTCACCGGTGAGGTACAGCCGGCGCAGCGAGCTGTTCTCCACTTTAGGGGCGCCAACGTTGAACACGAAGCTGGTGTACGCATCAACCTCACCCTGCGTCTTGGGGCCGGGCAGAAGGCGCTGCACGTCACGATAGGCGACGATGGCATCCTGCTGCAACAGCGAAAGGCACTGCGCGTCGGACTTCCACTCGCCGCGCTTGGCGGTCGCGGTGTGCCCCACGCAGACGGTCGGCACAGCCCAGCCGTGGGCCGGATCGGCATACGTCTGATTGACCCAACCTTCGTGCTTGGCAATCAGGCCCAGCCCAGCGGCGGACACAGCGCCCGCCGTCAGGGTAGCAATGAGCTGCTGCCGGGAAGCCATTAGCCAGCGGCCACGTTGGCGGTGGGCGCAGCCAGGGCCGCGGTCAGGAACACATGCAGCGGGTCCGCCGCGGTCATGTCGCCCACCAGGGCGGCATTGCGCTCCTGCTCAGTCAGAGCATGGGCCACCGCGGCGCGGAGGCCCTGGCCGGTGCCGTACTCGGCGATGTTGGGGAGTTGGTCAGCGGTCATGTCACTTGCCTTTCTTGGTGGAGGGGATCAGGTCCTTGGCCTTCATGTGCGCCAGCAGCGCCTCGAAGAAGGCAGACAAGTCGGCGCCAGTGGAGCCGGGGGCGCCTTGCAGGTCGCGCTGCACCTCGGTGTAGTTGATCGCCTTGGCGACCTCCTGGCAGAGGCGGGGGCCGTTCGGCAGGAGGCCGGGGCTGGGCATTTCTTCTTGGCGCATGGTCATCGTTTGTATCGGTTGAAGAGGGAGCCACGAGCTTTGGGTGCCTCGTAGCGTTTGTGGCCGAGCGGGTCGCTCAGCCGTTCTTTCAGGTCGCGGGCGCGCTGCGCCTCCACGACGCGGGACTGATCCTGGGCCAGCAGCCGCTGCCAGTAGCGAACAGCGCCTTCCACGGCATCCAGTCGGTCATCGTGGACGAGACTGCCTGCATCCTTGGTGATCTTCGCCAGCTGGTGAAACAGACTGTAGGTCAGGCGCTTGGCGGGATCGTAGCGCGCACAGTCCTCGGCGTCCCGGATAGGGACACCTTCGTGAACAATCAGCCGACCGGCGTTGATGACTGGCTCCAGGGTAGCGATGATCCGCTTCTCCTTCTGACCGGTCACGTAGTCGTCCTCGACGGCGCACTCATGCACGCGCCGCAGGATCGGCAGGAACACTTCGCGGAACGCGCCATATCCCATGTTCTTTTCGATCTGGACAACCTGGGGCTTCCACGCTACGATGCGCGCGGCCAGCTCCTCCATCACCGCTGTCGAGTAGCCGCCCGGAAGGCCTCCCGCGTCGAGCAGGAAGATGTTGCCGTTCAGGAATCCTGTGATGGCGTAGGCGGTCTCGTCGGCGTTGGCGCCACCACCGGCCGGGTCAATGTACACCATGATGCCCTGCAGCCGCGCGGTCTCCTTGGAGAGGTCGTGCGGCGACTGCATCTTGAAGCCATGGCTCAGCACGCGGAAGTCCCGCAGGGTGGCCCCACCGAAGCCGCGCACGATCTGCATGGGCATGACCTGCTGCACCTGCATCACAACCAGCTGTTCGGCCTTGAGCGGGTAGCGCAAAGCGTCCACAAGTCGCGTGTTCAGCATGTGCTGCAGCTGGAAGTACGACGCACCCTGATCCAGTTCCTTGGCCTGGAGCTTGCGCTCGTCCAAGATGATCGGGTCAATGGGCTGCCCCTGGTCGCCTAGCATCCCGCCACCAAAGGCGAGGGCAGGGTTCTGCTCCAGGCGGTGCCGCAGCAATGGGGCCAGATGCTCTCCGTAGTTCGCCAGCTGCTCTGGGTTCGGGTAGCGGCCCGGCCAGATGCGGACGGTGACGCCGCGCCCCGGTAGGGTGTTGTAGATGGACTCCGACGACTGCGGCGTGCCCAGCCAGAGGATCCGGCCCGAGCTGCAGATGGAGGTGAAGTCCAGGGTAAGGTGCAGTAGCTGCGCCCGCTGCACCGCCGTGGTCGAGTTCTTGGTAGACTCCACGTCGTCGGCCAGCAGGATGTCAGCTCGCTTGCCCTGCAGGTTGGACGTGATGCCAACGCACGCCACGGACGGGGACTTGTCGATACCCTTGAGCGAGTAGTGCACATCGAAGTGCTCGACAGAGCTACGGTCGCCGTTGGTGGTGTCGGGCCTCATGCACTCAAGCTCAGGCATCGTCAGAATGATGCGGATGACTAGGGTACTAATCTCAGACGCCTGCGCTCCGCCTGCGGACAGGATCAGGACGCGGCTCCGAGGATTGTGAATGATGGACCACACGCAGAACGCCGCGGCAATGGTCGTCTTGGCCTGCCCGCGCTGAGCCTGCACCATCAGGTACTGCGGCCCATGCGCCAGAAACATGGCGATGTCGTGCTGGATTTCAGACGTGCTGAATCCCAGCATTTCCATCACTGCTTCAAGGAAGGTAACAAACTCGGAGTAGTGCCGCTGCACCACGCCGAGTTTCTCCCAACGCAGCAGCGCGGCAACGTGCGCTTCACGGGCAGCCATCAGTTCAGGCGCCCGTCAGGAAAGTGCGCAAACGGATCGGCCAGCGCCGGGCGTGGTGCCTTAGCTTGGCGCTTCTTCATCAGCTCTTCCAGTTCCTTGAGGGCGTCGTTGCCTGCTGGCGTGGCGGTAATGTTGTTGTTCTTGAGGAAGGCGTTGGCAGCGGCCAGCTCAGCCGCAGACGGGTACACCGTGCGCGTGCGCGGGTTTCCGTCGTTGTCCAGCAAGGGCTCGCCTGCCACGATCAGAACTTCCTCACGCGGCAGCAGTAGCTGCTTGTACAGCTCCGCGAGCTGCCGGTGCACCGCACCCAGGTCGTCAGTGCTTGCTGTCATGGTTGTCCTTTCGATGGAGGAGTTTGTCTCGCAAGAGGAAGCCGATCTGGAGCACGGTATAGACCGCGGTCAAGATCAGGACCCACTCATGGAGCGTCACGCCCCAGAGACTCAACCCCGCCACGGTGACAGGAGGGGTCGCTTTCGCGGCCTCAACGGCCAGCTCATGGAAGGTAGTAGTCATAGCTCGTGTAGTAGAGCGCTCCGTCAATCAGCGACCGATACAGCGGGGAAGCTGCACAGGGCGGGAGTTGGTTTTGCGCAGGGCCAGTTTCATCAGTTGCTCACGTCAATCATGCGCAGCTCGGAGAATCCGCAGACGTTGCCTCCGCTCTCCGTGACTTCCCTCAGGAAAATCTGCGCACTGGTGTTCGAGCCGCTGAACCAGTACCCGTCTATCCGGGCGGGCGTGGTGCTGTTGGTGGTCGGACTGTCCCACAGCTTCACCGTCACGGCCGCATTCCAGACCTGTACGCCAGCAACCGCACCGCCGACAGACACATCTGCCATGCAGGTTATGCGATACAGCGTGTTTGCCTTGACTGATACCGTTTGCGCGGCCCAACTGTTGGCTATCACGATCTTGTTTCCGTGGCCGTAATGGCTGATCGTTGCCCCGCTGGTGATGGCTGCACCACCGCCCGCAGTCCAGTCCGTTGGAGCACTTCCGGCGCCTGCCGTGAGCGTTGCAAAGTCTGGATTCTTGATCGCCACCGGGTAGCGCACGGCGTCTTCGTTGATCCCGTTTTGCAGTGCGCTGTTTGTGCTTCCTGAGTAGGCTTCTGTAAAGCCCAGCACGGTGTTTGCGTTCGTCAACCCGCCCATGCTGTTGCCGCGGTACTTCACGCCCCCCATTGCAAGCACCGAAGTTCCCGCCTCTCTTGAAACGCAATTCGCGGAAATGCCGGCGACGGTGAAGTAAAAAACGTTGTTCAGCAGCCGGCTTCTGTTCGCCGTGCTGGTTATCAACGTCCCAGCGTAAACAATGCCATCCTTGCCGGTGTTCGACATGTTCAGATAGCAAGACTCTAGCGACACGTCTCCGAGATTGTTTTCGATGCGGACATGCCCCAAGTCGTTGCGCTCGAAGTAGCAAGACCGGCAAACCAGATCAGCAAAGGACGCACCGGACGTGCGCTTGATGTAGATGCCCCAGCCGTCGTTGTCTTCAAAGTCGCAGCCTATTGCGTTGTTGTTCACGCAGTTGGATGTATTACCGACGATGGCGAAACCGCCAAGGCTTGCGCGGGTGAATGCCACGCCATTGAAATTGTTCAGATTACCCTGGAAAAGGAATGCGAACTCTCCGCCGGCCATGCGTCCGCCGTTCCAGTTGCAGATGTAGCAGCGAGACGCCTTGACAGCGATAGCCCCGACACCAGTGCTGGTGTTCTCCACCCGCAGCCCGTTGAAGTCACAGTAGACCGCACCTTCAATGGTCAGGATTGCACCGCTTGGGTTGCTTCCGATGATGCGGCCATGGCATGTGATCGTTTTGTTGTAGGCGTCTTTTGTTGCGGCGGTGCCGGGGAAGCCAGCAACAAACCCGACCCGCAGCGCCGTGACTTTGAAATCAAGCGCCGGGATGTAAAGCGCCCCGCCTCGCTGGTCGGCGTTGCCTCGTGAAATCACAGCATCAAGAGCCGCCTGAATGTCTGCCGTCGCGTCATAGGTGGATGATCCAGCAAACAGCGCGGGCCACTCAGAAGGAGGGATGTAGCGCAACACGTTGACGCCTGCTGGGGCCTTTTGCTGCGCCCAATCAATCGCGGCCAAGGCGTCTGAGACTTTTGTGAAGGTGTGCGCCGTTGTCGCCACCATTTCATCACCCTTACCACTTGTAGGGCTAGTCAGGTCGGCGCGAACTGCAGCGGCCTCGGCTGCTGAGGTGGCGGCGGCAGCGCTGCTGGCTGTTGCACTTGCGGCGGCGGCTGTTGCGCTGTTGGCGGAGGCGAGCGCAAACCCGCCCGCGATGCTGGCGCCCTCCTGGGCCGCCGCCTGCGACAGCGTCGCAGAGGCAGCAGAAGCGGCGGCGTCTGCCTGGGCCGCTGCGGCACTCAGTGCTGCCGCTTCCACAGCCTGCAGCACATCCGCCACTTGCGTTGCTTCGATCTGGTCAGCGGACTCCGCGGCAACAAACACTGCTTGCTGCGCTACGAGATCGAGGTTGTTCTCGGCAATCCGCGCGCCGTTGGTGAAGTCCACCAGCGGCTGGTCTTTTGGGGTGTCCCGGTACACGCGCAGGATGCTACCGGTGGGCACCACAACCGGGAGGCTGAGGCGGTAGGCGGTGACAAAGTTGTCGTCGGTAACGGCCACCGGCGTGCGCAGGTAGGTCACCGGATTGAAAATTTCGGCCTTGACGTGGGCCGGGCTGATGTACCCACCGGCAAAATTGAAGTCCACCACGGTGGGGGCGGCGCCTGTGCCGGGGAACTCGTTGATGGTCAGGTAAACGGGGTTGGCCATGTGGCGCTCCTAGTAATTCGTCATTATACGTCCCGGCAGGAGGGGCCGTAGCCCCTCCCGTCAGTCGTCAGATTTCAGCAGCCCCAGGATTGGGGCCACCATTGGCAGGTTGCTCAGAGGCAGCTGCCGCGCGGCGGTGTACAAGTCGGCCTGCCCGCGCGCTACGCGCAGGCCCGCGTCGATGCTGCCTAGGGCCGGGACCATCCCTGCCACTCCGCCAGAGCCGCCGCGGGCGCCAAGACTCGCCTTGAGGTCGTCGTTCCACCCGCCCGCTACCGAAGACAGCAGCTCCAGAGAGTCGCCGCCCAGGCCGGACATGGACGAGTAGTTCATCAGCGCCGTCACCATCGTGACCGGGCGCCGCGCCTGCTCAAGGTACGCCTCGCGGTCCTCGCGCCCCAGGCTGTACAGCTCCGTGCGTGCTAGGTACACAGGCAACGCGAACGCCATCTGTGCCAGCATGACCCCAGCGGCGTAGCCGTAGGCGCCCGCCCCCGCACCGTAGTTCATGCGGGTGCGCGCCCACTGCTTCTCCATAGAAGTCAGGCCGAACGTGCGCAGCTGCAGGATCAACTTCGCCACGTCGTCATGCGCCCACGCACCACGCTCGCCGATGAACGAGCCCTGGATGATCTGTCCCACCCCGCGGTGCACGGCCTGCAGCAAGTCGTTCTGCGCCTTTACGCTGCTCAGCTGGGTGATGTCAAAGCCAACGGTGCGGCCCTGTGCATCCTTGAGCAACGCCCGCGGCAGGTCCGCCTTGACGGCAGTCGCCAGCGCAGCGTCAATACCCATGTCGCGCAAGGCAGCCGTACTGTCCCCAGCGGCGATCATGTCCAGCGCCTTCTTGACGATGGACTCTGCGACCATGCGGTGCTGCCCGGCCATGATGCCACGGAAGAACGACAGCTGGTTCTGTAGGTAGTTGCCGCTGCCAAGCAGGCGCTGGGCCAGGGAGTTGCCTTTGCCGTAGGCGCGCAGCAGCTCGTCAGGTGGGTCCAAGCGGGCGACCATGTTGAATGGTTCCATGCCGAACTCGAAGCCCTGCTCGCGCTCGAAGCTCGTGAGCCACGGATTGTTCACCACCTGTCCGCGCTTGAGGCGCCCGACCTCGCCGATTTTCTGGGGCAGGATCGCCACGCCTTTGAGTAGGGCTGTGAACCCCAGGTGATGGATCATGTTGCCCATTTCGGCAAGCTGCGTGAAGCCCATGCCGCCCAGGCGCTGCAGGCGTACCAGCGACGACAGGTTGGCAGCCACTGCGCTGCGGCGCTCGCCTACCCACGGTGTACCCAGGAACTCAGCGAACACCCGCTCAAGCGCTGCAACCTCCTCGGGCGCTGCCCGCAGGTCGCCTTGCGCGGCGGCGATGTCGTTCAGGATGTTGTTCACCCCACGCTGTCCAAGCACGTTGAACTCGGCCAGAGCCGAAGCACCGGCCACCCGGTTGGCGTGTTGGCGCGTCAGCACCTCCACGTCGGTCGAGTAGTAGTCCAGCACGCGCTTGCCGTTCGGCAGCACGGCCAGCAGGTCCACGTCCAGGCGGCGCTTGTTCTGCGGCTGGGCACCGACACGATCCAGCTCGGCGCGAGCACGGCTATTCAGGCTACGGGACTGCAGCTTCATCTCCTCCAACGTGTCACGCACGGCGGCGGTCGGGCTTTCCAGCGCCACAAAGTCCACGCCTTTCTGTCCGTTTGCACGCTTCTGCGCGCGCTGCAGGTAGTACCGGCTGAACTCATCGCTGAACTGCTTGCTCCAGCCGTAGGCCGCTTGCCAGTGCCCGCTCATGTGGGCAGCCAGCTGCTCCAATTCCAGAGGTGCGGCTGCAGCAACTGCTTCTCCGCGCAGCGCCTGCGGGGCGTACCCCACGGCGTCAGGCGGCAGCAGACCAGAGCCCAGCGTCGAGGCTGCCTTCTGAGCATCCAGGCTTCGCTGGTACACGGACTGCAGCTGGTCAGCAGCGGCGCGCACGGCGGCGTCGTTCGTGAGCGCGTTGCCGTAGCGCCGGTTCAGAATCTCGACGTACACATCCTTGTCGAACTGGCGCTTGACGTTGCCGGTCAGGTGGTCCTCCACGACACCCCCGCCATTGCGGCGGCGGTAGTCAGAGTACGCCTGCCCGTACACTGGCAGGGAGTTGCCCATTATCCGACGGTGCAGCATTTCCTTGCGGATAGCTGCGCTCTGTCGGCGCCCGGCCGCGCCTGTCGTGGTCTCGGTCAGGATGCCGGCCATCATGCGGACGATGGGGTTGGCACTGGCTGCCATCTTGAGGCCATCCGACACGAAGTAGTCCCGGGCCATGCCGCCCTTCTTGGCGAGGTCTGCGGCCAGGGTCTTGAGGCGCTCCGTGTTGATCGGGTTGCGCTGCAGCCAATCCTGGGCGTGCTGATACATCGCGGCAGTGTGGCGCTGCGCCAGTCGCGCATGCTGCTGCGGGCTCAAGCCCGGGGCGCTGAGCACCGGGCCGTAGCCCGGCTGGTCCGCTGGCCGCGCCCACGTTACACCCTCGGGCAGGTCCTCGCCGTAGCGAATCATGGCCTCAATCAGCTGCCCCGCCTCTTCGGCTGCGGACATCGGAGCACCCGTGGTGCGAGGCAGCCCCAGCAGCTTGAGCACCGCACCCCAGAAGCGATCCAAACCGGTCGGCTCTGCGTAGCCCTTGCCGGGCATCTTCGCCAGTGCGCTGATGGTTTCGCGGTCGGACATGGCCTGGGCCACGAACTCGTCCACGTTCTTCGTCGCGTAGTTGGCGCCGGTACCCACCTTGGGGTTGTACTGGCCGTCGCGCTGCAGTTGGTCGATCAGTCCTGCGCGCAGCTCTTCCAGGCGATCGTATGCCTTGCGCATGGCCGGGGTAGCGTACTTGCTGCCGGACTGCACAGCGATGATCGCCTTTGCCGTAGCCGCGTGCACAATCTCGTGCACCGCAATCGCAAACTGGTTGCGGTTGTTCAGCTTGTCGCGGGCTGGTAGGGATTTGGCGTCCTTGCCCGGCAGCACCAGCCGGTCGGTGAGCGGGTTGTAGCTACCCCGCTGGATGCTGCCCGACACGCCATCCCGCGTGCCAGTCGCGGCGTCGAACTCGGCAACCATGTCCTTGATCCGCTTTGGCAACACTTCCAGCAGGCGGGTAGCCGTCATCCGCGCCAGCCCGGCCTCGCGCACGGCATCCACGCCGTTGCTAGCGTTGGCCTGGAGGCTGGCCGCGTCGGACTTCAAGCCCTCGCGCAGCACGTCCTCGACGCGCATAGTGCTGCTGATCTGCTCCCCTGCCGGGAAGCCGTCAGCCTTGCGCTGGTCTTGTCGTACAGGGGCGCGGTCAGGGCCGGGCAGCTCTTCGATGGCCTGCTCCAGCTGGTAGACCTCAGCCTCAATCTCGCGCAGGCGCTGGGCCTGCTCCGGGACGGCGGCGTCAAGGTCGAGGGCCTCGGTCTGCAGGGCGTCGATCTGCGCCATGTAGCTGTCTGCGGCCTCGGCGGCTGCAGGAGCCTCGTCAGGACCATCAGGCTGGGTAGCCATTGGCTCGTCAGCTGCGCGGCTGGCAGGGGCCTCTGGTGCGGCGGCAGGCACATCCACATCGGGCAGATCGCCGTCGTCTAGGCGCACATCCTCGGCCAGCCCGTGCGGGACGGCCACGTCGTTACCACGATCCAAGGCGTTGCGCGGGGTGCTAGCGTCGTGCACGGCTTCCCGGATGTCCTTGGCCTGGGCCTCGATCACCGCCACGGGGTCCTTGCTCATATGCGTCTCAGCGTTGCTGATGGCCTTGGCCTCGATGTCGCGGGCGTGGATTTCCAGTGCACGCTCTGCCGCCTGCCGGTACGTGCCCCGCGCGAACGGGGTGTATAGCAGGGCACCCATCGCCGTACTCATGGCGTAATCCTCGACGGTCTTGACCTGTCCTCCAAAGTCCTGTCCGGCTTCCCACAGCAGGTTGCCCACTGCGGACTCGGCAGCGGCGGCAGCAACCGCGGCACCAGGGCGCCCTGCGGCGATCATGGCAGCGTGGCCGATCTTGGCAAGACGGAAGCCCTTGACTGCGGCGCCACCGGCCAGCCACGAGAATGGGTCAACCAGCGATACGGCAGCCTCAGCTGCAAAGCTCAGCCCGGCGCCTGCGTTGCCGTAGCGCTCGTCCTTCTTGCGCCACTCCAAAATCTGAGCGCGGGCCTGTTGGGCCTGGGCGCCGGACTTGGAGTTCTCGCGCAGGTACTCCGCCTCGGCGTCGGTCATGGGCATACCATCGACCACCTCAAGGTAATCGCGGTGATCCCAATAGTTCCAGTTCGGGTCCTCGTCAGCCTTGGAGAACTGCCCCACGACAGTGAACAGGCTGTTGGCCCGGCTGTCGTCGAACTTGTCTTTAATGACATCGGAGAATCCAACACTGTTGCGCGCAGTCTCTGCCGCGACCTGGGCGGCGATGGCGGGCGTCAGGGTGTCGGGCATTGTGGCATCCAACCCCAGCACGCGGCGGGTGACCTCTGCCTGCTGGGCCAGTTGCGCACTAGCAACCGCGGCGGGCGCCGGCAGGGACACCTTCGTGCCATTCGGCAGCTTGGCGCCGTCCCACAGGGAGGCGATGTACCCACGGGTTTCCGGGTTGTCCCAGCGTGCCTCGTCCCACCCGCCGTTGTAGGCAGCGGTGGCCTTGATCGGGTCCTTGAACTTTTGCAGGTTCTCCTTCATGACGGCGTGCGCCATGACGAGACCGTCCTCGAAATTGTCAGGGTTCAGTGGGCGCTTGACCCGGCGCTCCAGCTCCGCCCGAGTCTTGGGCATCACCTGGAAGTGCCCCTCGGCGCCTGCTGGGCTGCGCATATTCTTGCCGCGGGCGGACTCTTGCGCCCACATGCGGTCGAAGAAGTGGCTCGGCAAACCCAAGTCTGCGGCTGCGGCCTGCATTGCCTGCTCGGGCGACATACCTGCAAAGTTCATGGTTGGTCCTTAACGGTTGATTTCAAACACAGCCGTGCTGGCTGCTTCTCGTTGCCGCGCTGCGGCTTCCGGGCCGCGCTGATGCTGCTGGTTCCTCGCGCGCTCTGCGGCGTTGCCCTGGCGTATGGCGGCGACTCGGGCGGCGACCTCGTCGCTGCTGATTTGGGCGAACACGGTGCGGCCCTTGGCATCGGTTGACTCGGCCACGTAGCGGGCCTTGCCGCCCATGTCGGGCAAGCGTAGGACCAGTCGCGTGGAGTCATCCCCGCCGGCCGCGGCCAGCCGCTCCTGTATCAGCGCATTGAACGCCCGCGCAGTTTCCTTGGGCGGCTGCTGCGTGTAGCTTTCCAGCGGGCGGTCTTTGGCCCCGGCTGGGTCCACGTTTACCACCGCCCGGCTACCTACAACGGCAAAGTGCCCGGCACTGGCGGCACGCCCATACGCCCGCTCGGCAATCACATCATCGTCTATGCCATACTCTGGGCGGGCCAGGGCCTCGGCGCCTACGATGTTGCCGATCAGCGCGGCGTCATGGTCGGGTAGGTCCTCGGTCCAGATGCTTTGCGTGGGATCAGCGGCGTACTTGTTGATGGCCTTGACTAGCGACGCCTTCTCAGGCGGACGCACACGCCCCCGAGCCGCGCGGACGGTATTCTTGCGGGACAGGAATGCCATTTCGGGGCGCGCGCCGGAGGCTACGGCGACCGTGAAGTCCTGCAGCTCGGCGTTCTGATCTGCTGTGAAATAGCTACCCCGCACGGCCTCGCTGCTGCTGGCCCACAGTTGAGCGAGCTGGGCGTACCCGGCGTTGAACTCCGCCTTGTCCGGCGTCGCCTGCGTCCACCATGAGCCCAGGGCGGCGCTGACGGACTCGAACTTGCGCCCGGGGAACGCGGACAAGAACGCTCCGCGCTCTTGCGGCTGCAGCTGCTGGAACTTAACCAACGCCGCTGCCTGCACTTGCTTTGGTGTAACGCCGCCGCTCTCCAGCTGCTCCAGCCGGTAAGTGCCCTGGCCTTGTGTCATCGTGCCATACACGTCGAACACGCCCGTACCCTGCTCGTTGGTCAGCCAGGATTCCTGCACAGCCTCCTCGTGCGCTTTCACCGCCTTGGCCTGGGCCTGCAGTGCTTGGCGCTCAGCGGCGCTCTTCGCGTTGCGGGCTGCAGCCACGTAGCTGTCGTACTGCCCGAAGGGGATCAGCTGCCCGTACTCCAATGGCACCCCAGCAGCAGCCGCGGCCTCCTCGTTGATAGCCTCAATGCCCTTCACGATGTCCTCGTCCGTGGCATCCGCGCGGTCCTGCAGGTCCAGCAGGCGACTCACGAACTGTGGCGAAACTTTGACAAGCGAGGGACTTGCTGCGCGCCGGATGGCGTTTTCAACTTTGGCCTTGTCGTCAGGCTGCAGCTTGTCCAGCGCGCCGGTCTCCCGCAGCACTTGCACCACGCGGAACTGCCCCGTGCTCGCTGCTTCCTCGAAGAAGTCCACAACGTCGCGTTCCCACGTAGGCAGGTTGGCCCCGTCGTTGGGCACGATGGTCTCCATCAGGCCCTGCTTAGCGAGGCTCAGGTCGTGCTCGCTGTGCATTCCGGGTTCAGCGGAGAACATGCTCTCCAGCTTCGCTGCACTGCTGCGGAAGGCCGCACCCCGGGAGTTGCGCGCTTCCTGCTGTTGCCATCCCACATGCTCCTTGGTGTGTCGCTTGATGAGAGGGACTGCGGCTTTGAACAAGTGCCCGCGGATCATGGCGTCCGTGGCGTCGTCTCCTGTCAGCAGCCCATCGAGTTCTCCGTAGAGCTTCCCGGGCACGGCGCTGGGCGGCAGCTTACGCAGCTCGTCCATGCGCCCCTCAGTGGCGGTCACCCAGGTGTCCACAACGGCCTGCGCTTGGTAGGCGCGGGCGCCCTCCACCGTGGCGCTGTCCCCGAAGATGCGGGAGAACGCCGGCTGCTCGGCTTTGAGGTCGTCCAGGGCCACACCCGACGCAGCCTTAGCCCACCCGTCGAGGAACGCCTGCTCTTCCAGCTTGTTGATTTCCTTGCCCAGGTGCTCCTGGCCCAGCCGCAACAGGGTCTGCAGCGTCTTGTCCTGGGCCTGCGGGATCACCACGTTGCCGGTAGGCGTGCCGCTACCGCCCCGCATCCCGGCCTGTACAGAGGCACCCTCCTGCCCGGCCACGTAGGCAACGGGGGCGCCCGGCACTTGTGCCGAGAACGCGCCGGGGCCGCGCTCCTGCCCGCCCCGGCCTTGCTCAGAGTATCCACTCCACATAGTTGATCCTTACTGCATACGGAAGCCAGTACCGCCTGTGGACTTGAACCCAAGCGAAGAGCTGGGCGTCGTTAGAGCGTAGTTGGGATTCTGCTGCGTGCTGTTGAAGAAGTTAGAGGCACCCTGCGCCAACTGCTGCGTGGCCGCGGGATTCTGCACCGCCCACTGTGCGACATCGAGCAGCCAGTTGCCCTGCACAGGCTGAGCACGGCTGAATGTCTTACCGTAGTCGATGCCCGCGTTGTTGAACGTGAGGTCGAGCCCTTCGATGCTTTGGGGCATGATGCCCGCGATGCGCTGCTTGGTGTCGTAGTCTTGGTAGGCCGCAACACGACCACGGTAGTTGGCCTCGCGCTGCCGCTTTAGGCGGCTCGCCATGTCCACTACGTCAACGCTCGCGCCTGCCGCCCCGGCCATTGCGGCATTGGCGGCGTAGGCGCCTGCCTGCTCGGCGCTTTGCAGCTGACTCTCTACGCTCTCCGCGACCACTGCCTCGCGCTGGCGCATCAGCGTCTGCACTGCAGCGGCACGCTGCTGGCCCGCAGCCTTTAGGCGGCGGCTGTTGTTCTCCGCCACCATCCAGTTTGCGAGCCCGGACACGGCCGCAGCCTCGATGTTTTTGCCCTCGCGGATCACGTTGCTCGCAGACGCTTCGGCGTTGAGCACAATGTTCTGTGCTTTCTGTTGCTCGCGCCCAAGCCAGCCCGCGAAGAGTGACATTGCCAGCGAGCCTGCTTCTTGTAGCATGGTCTCTCCTTACACCCGACGGGTGTTGTTCATGTACTGACCGATCCAGTCGATGCTGGTGATTGCCAATGGGTGCCACAGCTTGCTCTGGATGGTGGCCTCGTAGTCGCGGACTTCCCGCCCGACGATGACCCGCTGCACCCCGGTGCGGGGCGTCAAGTGGCCGACGTAGGCTTGGCCGAAAGTCAGCCCTGTGTAGTCTAGGGCCACGTTGTTGCCATACGGCGTGGACACTTCCACGCGCATCCCGATGCTGTTGGCGTAGGCCATAGCCAGGGCACTGATGGTCGTGCGTCCCGTTACAATCGGTGCGTCGTTGGAGTCCCGGGGGAATGGTGACGTTAGGCGGATACTCGACGTGAAGGGGAACCCCACGTACAATCCGGCGACATCTCCAACCTCGGCCCGCAGCGCTGCTACCGTCTCGGGGGTCACGGTCTGCACACCCTGCCACGAGGCTGTGGGCACCGTGGTGGCGCCGTAGGCACAGTGCATGGATGCGAGGTCCAGGGCACGGGCCGTCAGGTCAGCTGTCGAGCGGCTATCCAGATACGGCATCAGCCCACTGCCGGGCACCAGTGAGAACTCGTCCACAGCGATACGCAGCGTGCCTCCGCCACTGCGGGCAAATAGGACACGGAGGCGATCCCCAATGGTGCTCAGCGCAATCACACGCCCGGCTGCTGGGGCGAACGTCCAGCGGCTCCACGAGTCCAGCAACCGCTCTTGCGCGCTGTCGATGTAGCGGAACAAGTACAATGCGTCGCTACCTGTTGCCTTTACGACCACGGCCCCGGGCATACTGATCCCGACCGCGTGCTCCGGCGCCCCAGCGATGTAGCTAGATAGTTGCTGCGTCACCTCGGCGCTGTTCGTCGTGTCGTCGGTGTTGCCCACGGCAATCTGGTACATGCGGGTAGCCACGTCATCCGCCTTGGCGTAGAACACTAAGTCGCCTAGCGCAAACGGGCGGAGGCGCACAGCATCCCGGTGGGCGCTGGACTGTGCCATCGTGGAAGTGGCGGGCGTCAGGGGCACCTTGCCGCTGATAGCGTACTGCTGCTTGTCGCCGAACACGATCAGGCTGCGGTCGAAGAACACACCATGCCGCAAGGTGTCATCCTCACTCCCGTTGGCGTACATCTCAACCGGGTCGTCATCCGGTACGGTCAGTGCAGACACACGGTAGAAGTTGAAGTAGTCCCCGATGCGGGAAGCGTTGACCACGTTCTCGCTGCCGATCAGCAGACGATCTTGGAACACGCCCATGTACGTGACCACCCGCCCAAGGAAGTGCGGAGCGGGCGACGAGTCGGCGTCCCCGGCTACACGTCCGCCAATGGGTGGCACGGTGATGTCGTGCCCCGGTGGCAGGGAGGCTTCTAGGTCGGCTGGCGTGGCGCCTACGTACATCACGTCGTTGTGCACGAGGCCGATGCAGAACGGGTTGGCCGGTACAGAGTTGGTGGCCGGACACTCGGCCCAGGTGACAGAGCCCACGCTGGCGCCCCCTATGGTCGAGGTGCCTGTGCCGGTAGCCTTGAGGTAGTACGACTCATCTCCGGTTGGGGCCACCTTCACAACCATATCTACTGGCGCAGTGGGCGGCAGCTCGGCGGCATCCCTGATTTCGAGGAAGGTGCCTTTGAGCAGGCTACCATCCCCAGCATCATCGACCCGGAGGTACTCGATGTCGGTGCTGGCGACAACCACCACGGTGGCGCCAACCAGCCCGACATCGCCCACCGCCGCGCCCGCCGCGGCCAGCGAAGCGCGCAGGCCCTCGGCGATTGCGGCTGGCTGGATTGCTGCGGCGGCGGTGCCCAGCCATGCGGTGACGGCAGAGTTGTATGCGTTGATGCGGTCGTTGACCTTCTTCTGGTACTCCGGGTCAGACGCCAGGATGTCGCTCGTGTCCAGCGCCCCGCCATACGACGAGGCGGGAGTGGTGTACGTGGCCGTGACCTCGGTGCCGCCTGCTCGCTTGAACCGAACGGTGAACGTGCGGCTGTACGCCCCGCCGCGCACTTGCACCGTGGCTCGGCGCTTGTTGGTCGAGGTCCCCCATTGCTCGGCGGTATCGCTGGACGTGACTGTGCCGGTGTGGGCCAGCAGCAGGAAGCGGCCAACCACGGCATGGGCGTTCACGCCGCCTGCCAGGGCCGTCACTGCGGCATCGCTGATGCGCGTCTGCAGCACCTGCCCATCATGGGTGGTGGAGTACGCTCCGCGCTGCAAGCACCACACAGCGGGACCCGTGGCGTGCGCCTCGTGACCGCCGTGGCTGTGCCCGTGCCCGTGTCCACCGGCAGGCGCCGCGCCAGGACGGCGCAGCAGCACTGTCAGCTCCCGGTCCTCGATCTTGATGTCTTCGCCCCGGTAGCTGACCGCGAGGTCGTCCGCCGTGGTGTGCTGCACTGCGGTCTCATGGACCAGCACCGAGCCCTGGCGGCGGATCAGCCCACGCACCGGGTCGGAGAGCGTGTTGTCTTGTGCAGCGTGTTGGCCGGGCAAGCGCTCCTCGGGGACCTGCTCGCTCACGCCGCGAATGAGGCTCTTGTACGAGCCGCTTACCTTAGCCATGTTGGTTCCTTAAAACTTGAGCCGCCCTGCGAAGGGGCTCTGGCCTTGCATGTTGTTCAGCACGTAGGCGACACCGGGCCGAGTCAGCATGTTGGCGCGCACGTTGCGGATGTGCTCAGCGTTCATCAGCCGGTACGCCATCGTGCGCTCTTCCTTGAGTTCACGGGTCTTGAGGGCGTCCGCGTCGATGGTGTTCTGAAAGCGCAGCTGCGCCTCGGCGGAAATGTAGCGGCGGGCGCTCAGCGGCAGCAGGTCGAACGGCACCACACGATGCAGCCGTACCTCCACCGGGGCGTCGAACTCGTAGGAGCCCTTGTCGGTGTCGTACAGGTAGGTGCCGCGGAGGGTCACGCTGGGGCGGCGCGGGATTGTGTCGATGGCGGCGGTGTCGCCAGGAACCACGATGCGCTTGTTGCCGACCTGCGGCGTGAGCGTCGTGAACTCCGTGTTGAACCACCAGCGGTCTGCCTGCAGCAGCTCGTTGGTGTTGGTCAGTAGGCGCCGGGCGCCGGGCACAGCAGGGTGCGGGGTTTCCAGATCGTTAACAGGCAGCTCGCCCAGCAGGGCAAGGCAGTCGTTGACGACATCCAAGGTATCGTAACTCATTGGGTCTCCTAACGCAAAAAGCCCCCGCCTACCACGAGGGCAAGCGGGGGCTTATTTGGTTGATCCGATTACGGGATCAGGATGGCACCGGCGTACTCGGCGCGGTTGGGGCCGACCGCGAACGACAGGTGGCTGTCCACGAGCCAGCTCTTGGAGAGCTTGTCGTAGAAGATGTCCGATTCCAGCGGGATGGCTTCACCGGCCATGATGGCACGCGGCGAGAAGGCCAGGGCGCCCAGCTTGGTGAAGTCGCCGTCGTATGCGTTGCCGTTGCCGGTGTTGGACAACAGGTGGCCGGTGATGTTCAGGCCAGCGGGCAGGTTGTTCGAGCTGAACACGGGCACGCCGTAAGTCTTGAGCACCCATGCGTCGTTGACGCGGTTGCCAGCGGCGGTGACGTACTCGGTGTTGACCAGCTGCTCGGCCTGCACCAGGG